ACATCAGGGCGATAAAATAAAAGACATCAGGGCGATAAAATAAAAGACATCAGGGCGATAAAATAAAAGACATCAGGGCGATAAAATAAAAGACATCAGGACGGCAAAATAAACAACGATTAACGGGGCAACGGCTAAGATCAGCGGGGCAAATACGATTAAAAGCGGTCAAGGTACCCTAGACAATAGAGGCTAAAAAATGGCTTAAAATAAGGGATTATTAAAAAATTTCCCGTGATCCACGGCATTTGGCTACGCAGGCAAGGGCTAAGTTTTTCACAAACAATTATAAATAATTTGATATAGTCGTTAACTATATTATAATAAACCACAAATCGCATATAATTTTTAGCTAAGGGACCCCTACATGGATGGTAGAATACAAGACGAAAGGATCCTCAAACTCGAACTAAGACTAGCTCAGCTAGAAAAGAACGAGGAGTGCCAAAATACATTTTTAAGTTTTGTAAAAAGTATCTGGCCGAGCTTTATTCAAGGAAGACATCACGAAATAATTGCAGAAAAGTTAGAAAGAGTTGCTCGTGGGGAATTAAAAAGATTAATCATCAATATGGCACCCCGACACACTAAGTCTGAGTTTGCATCCTTTTTGTTTCCTGCGTGGATGATGGGCCGTAGCCCGAACATGAAGATCATTCAAGCGACACACACGACAGAACTTGCTGTTAATTTTGGTAGAAAGGTCAAGAACCTTATTGAAACAGATGAGTTTAAGACGGTATTCCCAGATGTGAGCTTGGCGGTAGACAGTAAAGCGTCAGGAAGATGGGATACGAACAAGGGTGGTATGTATTATGCGGTGGGTGTTGGCTCGAACTTAGCGGGTCGTGGTGGTGATTTAGTTATAATAGATGATCCTCACTCTGAACAAACGGCTATGAGTAACAATGGTTTTGAAGATGCGTGGGATTGGTACACAGGGGGTCCCCGACAGAGACTCCAGCCGGGTGGAAGTATTGTTGTGGTACAGACAAGGTGGTCAGAGAAGGACTTAACAGGTCAGTTGATCCGCTCAATGGCTAAGGATCCCCTAGCTGATCAATGGGAGATAGTAGAATTACCTGCTATTTTTGATAATGGTGAGCCTTGTTGGCCCGAATATTGGAGTTTGGACGATTTAACGGCTGTAAAAGCGTCTATTCCGCCTAGTAAATGGAATGCTCAGTACCAGCAGAAGCCGACTGGTGAAGAAAATGCGATAATTAAGAGAGAATGGTGGAAGAGATGGGAGAAAAAGTCTGTTCCCAACCTACAATATGTTATTCAAAGTTATGATACGGCGTTTTCAAAGCGTGAAACGGCGGATTTTAGTGCTATAACGACGTGGGGTGTGTTTTATCCGGAGGAGGTAGGGGGTCAACCTGCTTTAATTTTGTTAGATAGCATAAAAGACAGGTGGGATTTTCCTGAATTAAAGAAAGTTGCCCTAGAACAGTATAATTATTGGGACCCCGAGACAGTAATTATAGAAGCTAAGGCTACTGGTTTACCTTTGACGCACGAATTAAGGAATATGGGTATACCTGTTGTTAACTTTACACCGAGTAAAGGTAATGATAAGGTGTCTAGATTGCATTCTGTATCTCCTTTGTTTGAGGCAGGGATGGTTTGGGTCCCTGACGAAACTTTTGCAGATGAGATGATAGAAGAGGTTGCAGCTTTTCCAAATGGAGAGTATGATGACCTTGTGGATAGCATGACACAGGCCTTAATGCGTTATCGGCAGGGTAATTTTGTACAGTTGCCGACAGATGATTGGGAAGAGGGTGATGGGTCAGCTCAGGTAAGAGCTTATTATTGAGGTGAACATGGCTGAAAGTGTAGTACGCAACGCAAACAAAAACATTCCTATTTTTGACAGTAGTACGGATTATGGTGATCAGTATTTAATGGATAACCAGAATATAGATGATATGGGTCCTGATGAAATCATAAGGATGTTAGAAGAGGATCCTTATGCGTTGGACCCTTTAGATCAAGACACAACAAGGGCTCCTGAAGAATTTGCGGAGCCGATGGATGAATTAAGAAAAAAAATTTTAGAGTTCGATGGTAGCGAATCAGAAGGCGGATTGGCTGACGCTCCTTTAGGTGGTATAGATTTGTTAAACACGAACTATGTCAAACCAAAGTATATACCTTTGGAATATGGCGGGGCCCCCGGCATTGAAAGGATAATGAAAAAGACAACTGTTGAAATGCAAGAGGTTCCTGCTGACAGGAACATGTTGGTAATGAACCGGATTATGAAACAAGGCGGTGTAACCCAATCCCGCGACCCACGGCTCATGGCCCAGTTAGCACAGGTTCTTGGAAGAGATGGCTAAGGATCAACAAAGTTATAGAGATGTTTTATCTCGTTTAGAAGCTAAGGACAAAAAAGGTACTTCCATAGAAGATGCGTATGATGCTTTATCTTTTTTACCCGGCACGGGTGAAGCTATAGCGGCATACGAGCTGCCGGAAGTTTTGTCTCAAAGCGGTAAAATGATTTCAAGCGATGATTTTGTAGAAGCAGCAAAAGGTACTGGTCTGGCTACTTTAGGTGTTGCAAGTATGTTACCTATTGTGGGTCCTGCGGCCAAAGCAGCTAGAAAAGGTCTTGAAGGTTTTATACCTTATTTGGGACCCAAGACAGCTGTAGCTGGGGGCCCTGACATAGACCCTAACATTATGAAGATGGAAGGTGATACGTCAGGTGTGTCTGCTGTCCCTGACGATTTAAATTTAGGCTCTGGCAGTTTGTTTGCACCAGAAAGTAAGAAAAACAGACGTTTATTGGTTTTATCTTGTAGTGACACAAAATGTCCTGATGTTGGGGATAAAGAAGCGATTGACCGTTATCTGGGGCCCGTGTTTCAAAGTTTAAAATCAATGGGTGTCCCTTCGGATGTTGACGTAGCTATAATGTCTGCCAAACACGGATTGATAAGGGCAGATACTCCTATAGAAAATTATAATGACAAGATGAGCCCTAAGAAAGCAGAGTTGTTCAAGCAAGATGCTTCTCAAATGAATAGAATCAGAAATACTTTAGAGGGCTATGATAATGTTATTGTTCAGGGAGGTAAGGATTATAAGGATGTGATACAGGCGGCAGTGGGGGATGCTAAAATAACTGAAGTTCCCGGCGGTCGAGGTATTGGAGACCAAAGAAAAGATATGAAAGAAGCTGTTGCTTTTGGTAAGATAGATACACCTGTGTATCATTTTTCCCGTAACACGGACCCTGGTTTTACTAAGTTTGATCCAGACAAAGCCCCGGCTGCCTTAGACGGTCTTGGTATACATGTAGGATCCACCCCTAAAGCTGCTGAAGATAGGTTTATGGATTTAACTTTTGGTTTTGGTGGAAGACTAAACGCAAGAAATTTAGCTAAAGAAAAGGGTATTGATTACGACATTGCCATAGGACAAATGGGGTTACCTAATGTTGAAGGTAATGTAGGCTATCAAAAAATAGGCTCTGGTCAATTTTCACTACCTATACCAAGAAAAACTTTAGGTGGATCTATACCTTTAAAAGCAGACCTAAGTAAACCTTATATACCCGAAGGTAATTTCAAAAGAAGTCAAGATCCGAAACAATGGCAAGAAAATGAGCTAACAGATCATCTTTTAGATAAGTATAATGAAGATCGTGGAACAACCTTTACTATGCAAGATTTGGTCGGAGACAAACCAAACTTTCCTTTTGGGGACTTTCGTAAGTTTATAGGAGAGTTTCGCAAAGATTTATCAAAAGAAGGTTTTACGCATCTTCCGTATTATAATGATGTAGAAGATGTAGCGTCTACCTCATATATAATGTTGACAGACAGACCAAAAGGCAGCACTAAAGTATTACAAAGCCCCTTTGCTAAGAAAGATCCTAAAAAGTTTGATGATCCTGACTTTATGATGGAGGATGGCGGCGTCGTCAGTTTGAAAGACAAAGCAGTAAACATGAACCGCGGCCCACGGGGCATAGAGCCTTACATTCAATATATGAAGTCTGGAGGGGAGCCTAAGTATGAGCAAGGCCAAGATTTAGGTGATGTAGAAATGAGAGCAGCTTTAGAGCCTTATTTGTACGGAAACCCCTTAGCTAGACTAGGTTATGAGTTGTACAAAGAAGGTAAAATAGATCTTGAAGGTGTTGTGTTAGATTCTAAGGGATCTCCGAGTACCTATGGACTTTTCTCAAAAGACAGGGGTGAGATTGGATATATTGCGAATCAAAGAGAAGATGCTCCTGACCCTTTAAGAATTTTAACACATGAGTTGGCACACGCTGCGGTAGGCTATATAGAAGGAGAAAATAAAGAAGGAAAACCAGGATTTAATAAATATGGTAATGTGGACTATGAAGAAAGTATGGTTAGAGGTGGCGATGTTTTAATTGATCGAAGAAGTCCTTCAGGAGAGAAACTAGCTCAAAATTATTTTGGAAGATTAAATCCTACCACAAAAGATATGAAAAAATTTATGAATGTTTCTAAGGTTGCTCAAGAAGCTTTAGATGAAAAAGGGTTACCTCCTGAAGCTATAGCAGAAGGAGATACAGGTTTTTATGGTACGTCTGGAAATAGATTATTAAGTAATACAGATAAATTAAGAAGATTTTTTCTTATGGATCCTCAAAGGAATGTAAACAATTATTTAAATCTTACTGGAGAAGATATACGGAAAGCCGAGGGCGGCGTAATAGGCTTAAAGGACAAGGCTGTTAAAATGCACAGAGATATGATAAGATAGCCAAAAGGAGAGTTACATGGCAAGAGAACCAATAGGCAGCATGATGGAAAATGTACCATCTCAGCTGGACGAAGATGAATTAGCTGCTGAAGTAGAGATAGAGATGCCAGACAGTCTTGACATGGGTCCTATCCCAGAAGACGTAGAAATTATGGAAGAAGATGATGGAAGTGTTATCGTTGATTTTGAGCCACGGGATCAACGAGGCACGACTGAAGACTTCTATGCTAACTTAGCTGAAGAGATGCCTGATGGGTTACTTGGCAGACTTGCGAGTGAATTAACAGGTGAGTTTGATGAAAACAAGAGTGGTAGACAGGAGTGGGAAGATGCTTTCGCCAATGGTTTGGAATTACTTGGGTTTAGCTACGAGGAAAGATCACAGCCATTTAGAGGCGCAAGTGGGGTTACTCACCCGCTTTTGGCGGAATCGGCAACGCAGTTCCAAGCCCAAGCCTTCAATGAGTTGTTGCCCCCAACTGGCCCCGTGCGAACTACTGTGCTTGGATCGAGCACTCCTGCAAAAGAAGATCAAGCTCAAAGAGTAAAGGAATTTATGAACTACTACATAACTTGTGTTATGGAAGAGTATACACCTGAACTGGATCAGATGTTATTTTATTTACCGTTAGCGGGTAGTACGTTTAAGAAAGTTTATTATGATGAGAACTTAGAAAGAGCTGTCAGTAAGTTTGTTCCAGCTGAGAATTTGATTGTACCTTACAACACCACGGATCTGGAAACTTGTCCTAATATCACACAAGTTTTAAAATTAAGTTTAAATGATTTGAGAAAGCGTCAAGTTTCTGGATTTTATAGGGACATACCTGTGATACCTGCTCAAAACGAATCAGGAAGTTTAACTGAGGAGATTGAACGCATTGATGGTATGTATCCATCTCAGATAGATTATAACTGTACTTTATTAGAATGTCATGTTGATTTAGATCTTGAGGGTTATGAAGAGACAGACGAGGACGGTGAGCCGACAGGCATCAAAGTTCCCTATATTGTCACTATATCACAAGATAATGGCCAAATTCTATCGATTCGCAGGAATTACAGAGAAGACGATAAGAAAAAAGCAAAGATACAATATTTTGTACATTACAAGTTTCTTCCGGGATTTGGTTTTTACGGACTAGGACTTATTCATACCATTGGTGGTCTTTCGCGAACCGCGACTGCTGCACTAAGGCAGTTGATAGATGCAGGTACATTATCGAACTTACCAGCAGGGTTCAAGGCCCGCGGCCTACGGATCAGGGATGATGATGAGCCTTTGCAACCGGGAGAGTTTAGGGATGTAGATGCCCCCGGTGGTGATATAAAAGCGAGTTTAATGTCTTTACCTTTCAAAGGTCCTGATCAGACTTTAATGAGTTTATTAGGTTTTGTAGTCGATGCTGGACAGCGATTTGCTACGATTACAGACTTAAAGGTTGGTGATGGAAATCAAAATGCAGCGGTAGGAACGACTATAGCGATGTTGGAACAGGGCTCACGGGTCATGTCTGCTGTACATAAGCGTTTACATTATGCGATGAAGATTGAGTTTAAGTTGTTATCTAAGGTTATGTCAGAGTTTTTACCTGACGAATATCCTTATAGTATAACAGGTGTTGATAGCAGTATTAGACGGGAAGATTTTGATGACAGGGTAGATGTATTACCTGTATCTAATCCGAATGTTTTTAGTCAGGCCCAGCGCATATCTTTAGCTCAAACTAAAATGCAGTTAGCTACAGCAGCTCCTGACATGCACAACATGTATGAGATTTTTAGAGACATGTACGAGGCGCTGGGCGTAAGGGATATAGATAGGATTTTGAAACGCACACCAGAGCCGGAGGCTATACCGAAGGACCCAGCTCAAGAGAACATAGATGTTTTAGATCAAATTAAACTAACAGCTTTTGAAGGGCAGGATCATGAGGCGCACATAATGGCGCATATGGTTTTTGGATCCACACCTCTAGTCGCTCAATCTCCACAAATGGCGGTAGCCCTTCAAAAACATATAATGGAGCATGTTAAGATAGGAGCTCGTGAGAGGGCTGCGGTTGACTTGATTCAAGCCGGTGGTGGTCAGGCTTTATCAGAAGAGCAGATGATTGATATAGAAGCTAAGACAGCTCAATATGTAGCTGAAGGTATGTCGCAACTAAAAGCTCTAAGTGGTCAATTAAGTGGTCAGGGTCCTGATCCATTAGTTCAGTTGAAAGAGAAGGAGTTGCAGGTGAAAGCGCAGGCTGAACAGAATGACGCTCAGATAGACAGGGCTAAACTAGGTCTTGAAGAGCAGAAAGTACAGCAGAGGGACGATCAATTCCAGCAAAGACTACAAAGTCAAGAAAAAATAACACAGGCTAGGATTGATTCTGCGATGCAGAGAGAGTTACTGAAACAACAGAACAATCAAGGAGGTCAATAATGGCTAAAGAAAGTGATAAAAGAACCGAGAAGGACTTGAGGAAAGAGTTTTTTGATGGTCCTGCCTCAGATTCCATGAGTTTTGAGCAATTTTTAATTAGAGAAGGTCATGGAGACAAAGTCAAACCTGTAAAAATGGCTGATGGTGGAGAGGTTTACGCCCCAAACTCTGATTATTACAAAGATCTTTTATAACAATGACCGCATTTATTCTTGCATGTTACATGAATGGAGTTCTGCAGGGATCAATATACTTTAAATCGGTAAACGATTGCACATATTATAAAAAAATATTGAATAACCAAGAGTTTATAGAAGATAAAAAATATAATTGTATTTGTAAATTAGAGGCCACAGTCGATCCAAATAGAGTGAGGGTATATTAATGATTACAGTTGAACAGTTTCTTAAATGGAAAATATTACCAAGATGTATGATGCTTGCTAGTACAGTCATGTCATGGAGATGTGCTGAATGGTTTATGCAGCTTGAAGTTCCTACAGCTGCTCAATCAGCCTTTGTATCGGTTGTTATGGGTGTAATGACAGGTGTGTTTGGTATATGGATGGGCCACGAACATAAGGATCATAAATAATGTTAACAGCGTTGATAGGACCAGTAACCAACTTAGTTGGTAAATTTATTGAAGATAAAGATGCCAAAAACAAATTGGCGCATGAAATTGCGACCATGGCAGAAAAACACGCTCAGGAGTTAGCCAAGGGTCAGCTAGAAATCAACAAGGCAGAAGCACAACATAAATCTATTTTTGTTGCTGGTTGGAGACCATTCATAGGTTGGACATGTGGTGTAGCACTGTGTTGGCATTTCGTATTAGCACCAGTAACTATATTCTTGTGTGCATATATCGGAGTGGCTATTCCAGAACTACCGACTTTTGATATGGGTAGCTTGATGACTGTGTTGATGGGGATGCTCGGACTTGGCGGTTTGAGATCATTTGAAAAGTATAAGGGATTAACGAAATAATGATCCGCATAAATTTAGAATTATTTAAATTTTTTAATAAGATCTCTAGTTATTTTTACAGAAAACATGTAACCGGGTTGAGACGTGCTCAAGGACGATAATATTTGTTATATTCATAAGATAGCTTTTCAAAAATATATTATTGAAGAACCAGTGCCTTTTGCAGGAATAATAAAATTTGTTGAATATAAATGCCCAGTGTGTCAAAGTAAGCCAAATTATATAGAAGAATATACGATAGAATAAGAAAATATTAGGTTTTTATAGAAATGAATGAGATTTATCTTGCACAAGCTGTATTTAGGCTTATAAAAGAAAGAAGAGAAATTATTCGTGAGACGTTAGAGTTTGATAATGTAAAGGACATGATACATTACAAAGGTCTTATGGGTGAAATAAAGTCCTTAGATTTTTTAGAGAGTGAAATAAAAAATCTTTTAGAGAAGCAAGAACAAGAGGAAGTTTAAATGGAAACATCGGCAACAGAATTAAATGGGGCTTATGTAGACCCAAAAGATAGAGTCTTAGACCCTAGTTTAATTGAAAAAAGTTTAATAGACAGAATGCCTCAACCTACCGGTTGGAGAATACTTATTTTACCTTACAGAGGTAAGGGTAAGACAGAAGGTGGTATTCTATTACCAGACAAAATTGTAGAAGAAGGTCAGATTTCGACTCAAGTAGGTTATGTATTAAAGACAGGACCTTTGGCGTATAAAGACACAGAAAAGTTTCCGGCAGGACCGTGGTGCGCGGAGAAGGATTGGGTAATGTTTGCCCGATATGCAGGATCTCGCTTTAAAATAGACGGCGGAGAAGTCAGAATTTTGAATGATGACGAGATTTTAGCGAAAATTATGGACCCCGAAGACATTTTACATTATTAAGAGGTAATTATGAGTGGAAAAGAATCACAAGCAGAATTAGACTTAGGTTTAGACGAAGAAGAGGGTCCAGACGTTGAAGTTACGGTTGAAGATACGTCTCAAGACCAAGGAATAGAGGTTTCTGAAAATGATCAAGATACTGAAGATGAGTTTAAAAAGAGTGAGAACCAAACTCAGAAGAGAATTAATAGACTTACAAAAAAGATGCGGGAAGCTGAGAAAAACGCTGAAGAAGCTACTCGATTCGCGCAATTAAAAGCTAGAGAAAACGCAGAACTCGCTCAAAGACTTAATCAAATGGATAATAGCTACGTTGATCAATATAGTGGTCGCGTAGAATCAGAGTTAGCTCAAACGGAAGCTGCTTTAAGAAGCGCCATGGAAATTGGTGATACAGAAGCTGCTGTAGCTGCTCAAAGAAAAATGACACAATTAGCCGTAGAGGCCGATAGAGCCGCTCAAGCTAGGTTGGCTAACGAGAGAAGACAAAAACAGCCTCCAGCGCAGCCTATGGCCCAGCAAACGGTATCTCAATCTCCCCCAAGGCCTGATCCAAAGGCTGAAAGGTGGGCACAGAGGAATGATTGGTTTGGCGAAGACAGCGCCATGACTTATGCAGCATTTGGTATTCATAAAGAACTTGTTGAGTCAGAAGGTATTGACCCGAAGAGCGATGAGTACTATGATATACTAGATAGACGTATGAAGGAAGAATTTCCTCATAAGTTTAAAGACGGAACTCAGAGCAAACGACCCGCCCAGACGGTTGCTTCTGTAAATAGGTCCGTTGGAACTGGGCGCAGTAGTGGGAACAAGGTTAGACTAACTCAGAGGCAAGTCGCTATGGCGAAAAAACTTGGAGTAAGTCTAGAACAATACGCAAAATACGTTAAGGAGTAAAATAAATGGCACAACAAGACGATATGTTTGAAGGTTCTATTAAAAGAACTCCTCGCGCAACACAGACAAGGGAGAAGGCGGCAGCGCGTAAGCCGTGGGCTCCACCATCCATGCTGGATGCACCACCCGCACCAGATGGCTTTAAACATCGATGGGTAAGAGCAGAAACTCGTGGTTTCAATGACACCAAGAATGTTTCCGCAAAACTTAGAGAAGGTTGGGAGCTCGTAAGAGCAGATGAATACCCAGATTTTGAAGCCCCTATAGTAGATTCGGGTAAATATGAAGGTGTTTTCGGAGTAGGTGGGTTAGTTTTAGCTCGTATGCCTGTTGAGACTATTGCAGAAAGAACAGCTTACTTTAATCAAAGGAAAGCAGATCAGATGCAAGCAGTGGATTCAGATATGATGAGAGAAAACGCACATTCAACTATGACGATCAATCGACCAGATCGTCAATCTCGTGTAACCTTTGGCGGTCCTAAAAAACAATAGGATGGCCCCATTATTGGAGTAAAATAAATGGCAAATAATCTAACAGCTGGTTATGGTCTTCGTCCGATAGGAAAGGTAGGTGGCAACCCAAATAATAACGCCACAACACAGTACGAGATTGCAAGCAACTATGCAACAGCTATATACAATGGCGGGATCGTGTGTCCTGCTGCTACAGGAACTATCATTATCTCTGATCAAGCGATATCTCCTTTAGGTGTATTAGCAGGCGTAGAGTTTGTTGACTCTGTTACTGGTAAAACTACTTTTAAAAACTATTGGCCGGGAGCAAACGCAGTAAGTGTGGACACAGATTTCCCTGTGAAAGCATTCGTCTATGACGATCCTTTTCAACTTTATGCTGTAGTTGCAGATGGTACAAACACTGATAGAGCAACAGCTCTTGCAGATGTTTTTGTCAACTGTGATATGGCAAGTGTAAATAACGGTAGTACAGCTACTGGTAGATCTAGTGATATGCTAGATATCAGTTCAGCTGCTACAACTAATACACTTGATGTAAGGATTGTTGGTCTTTACGAAGATGCGGCTAATTCAGACTATTCTGCATTAGGTCATCAGTATATCGTAAGATTGAACGGTCACTATAATCTTAACACAAGTGCGGCGGTTGGTACCTTCGCTACAACAGGTATATAGGGAGGGTTTAAACAATGGCTATATCAAGAGCACAATTAGCGAAAGAGCTAGAACCTGGACTTAACGCCCTGTTTGGTCTAGAGTACGATCGTTATGAAAACGAACACGCAGAGATATTTGATGAGGAATCATCAGATAGAGCGTTTGAAGAAGAAGTGATGTTAGCAGGCTTTTCAACTGCACCGTCTAAAGCAGAGGGTGGAGCGATTAGCTTCGATGACGCACAAGAAACCTTCACTGCAAGATACACACATGAGACTATTGCTTTAGCTTTCTCAATCACAGAAGAAGCTATCGAGGATAATCTTTATGACAGACTTGCAGGTCGTTACACAAAAGCATTAGCAAGATCCATGGCACAGACAAAGCAAATTAAAGCTGCAGCTGTGTTAAACAACGCTTTTACTGCAGGAGCTTCTGCAGGAGGCGATGGAGTTGCTTTACTAAGTAACGCTCACCCAACAATCAGTGGTACTCAAAGTAACATATTAGCAACAGCGGCAGACTTAAACGAGACTTCGCTAGAGCAAGCTTTGATTGACATTGCTGGTTTACAGGATGAGAGAGGCTTAAAAATTGCTGTAAGAGGTACTAAGTTGATAATTCCAAAAGAATTACAATTTATTGCTGAAAGAGTGTTAAACAGTAATTTAAGACCGGGAACTGCAGATAACGATGCAAACGCAATTAAGAACATGGGAATGTTACCGGAAGGTGCCGTTGTAAACCATTTCTTAACTGATACAGATGCATTCTTTATCAAGACAGATGCTCCAAACGGTTTGAAATACTTTAACAGATCAGCTATTAAGACAGCTATGGAAGGTGACTTTGACACTGGAAATATGCGTTTTAAGGCAAGAGAAAGATACAGCTTCGGTTTTTCAGACTGGAGATGTTTATTCGGAACACCTGGTGCAGCGTAGCCTCCAAGCAAATTAATGCACCAGTTTTAAGGGCGGCACTTGCCGCCCTTCTTTTTTTGTGTATAATAAACTAAACCTTGACAGTTACATGGGGTAACTGACATTTGCCACGACAAGGAGATAAACATGGCTAATACAACTTTTTCAGGTCCTATTAGATCTGAATCTACCATTAAAGCTGTAAGTAAAAATACTGCTACAGGAACTATAACAGAAGTAACCACTTACGGGGGTGCCCCTGTTGCGTTAGGTGACGAAGATAAAACACTTGACAATGCAACACATAGTGGAAGAATTTTGGTTGTTCCAGCTGTTACAGCTAACCGTACAATAACACTTCCAAGCCCAGTTGCAGGTGCTAATTTCAAATTAATATATGGTGGTGCAGCAGAAGAGACAGAAAATGTTATTATCGACACAGGTTCTGACACAAACTTTTTTATTGGCGGCGTACAACATTTAGATACAAATGCGGATAACGTGTCTGTGTATTCAGATGGAAACTCAAACTCAAAACTTACTTTAATTGACTTTGGTATAATGGAAATAAACATTACAGCTAAAGATTCAACAAACTGGTATGTTTGGGGTAATGTAGTTTCTGCCACAGCACCAACTTTTGGTGATCAATAATAGGAGGGTTAAATGGCGGATGCAGTAACCTCTCAAACTATTTTTGACGGCGATAAGAAAGTCATACAGAAATTTACGAATATTTCTGACGGTACTGGAGAATCAGCTGTAAAAAAAGTAGATGTGAGTGCTTTAACCTCAAATAGTCATGGTCAATCTTGCACAGCTGTTACTATTGAAAAGATATGGTGGCAGTGTATTGGTATGAAAACAAGATTGTTTTTTGATGCCACATCCGATGCTTTTATAATTGAACTAGGTGAAAACCAAAGCGGTTATCACGATTATACAAGCTTTGGAGGCCTACCTAATAATGCAGGTTCTGGAAAAACAGGAGATATTATGTTTACTACTGTCGGACATTCAGTAGGAGATACATACACTATTACTCTTGAAATGAGAAAGAGCTATGACTAGGGAGAGAGACAAGCAACCTCCCAAAACTAAAAAATATTTCCGCTCCACTAAATCTGGAGCGGGAATGACTAAGGCTGGAGTTGCTAGATACCGCAGAGAAAACCCTGGAAGTAAACTAAAAACCGCTGTTACAGGTAAAGTAAAAAAAGGAAGTGTGGCTGCCAAAAGAAGGAAATCATACTGTGCAAGAAGCGCCGGACAAATGAAAAAATTTCCAAAAGCAGCTAAGGATCCAAACAGTCGTTTACGACAAGCTAGAAGAAGGTGGAAGTGCTGATGCCTAGAGGAAGAGTTAAAAAAGAAGAGTTGACTACCGAACAAGTCATGTTTGAACTAGCTAAACATGAGGCCGAATGTAACCTTAGATACAAAAGAATAGAAGAACGATTAGATGATCAAAAAGCTCATTTAAAGGGACTTGATATTCGTATGTGGGGGTTAGCTGTTTTAATTATAGGAGCAGCAGCAGTGCAAGAGTTAATATCATGATGAGCAAAGTAAAAACAGGTCCTAAACCATCTAAACTTCAAGTAACTTATTTTAAAAAAGGTGGTGCGGCTAAAAGCAAAGGCAGTAAGATATGCCCAGCTGGAAAAGCGTGGGCTAAACGTACTTTTGATACATATCCAAGCGCTTACGCAAATATGGCTGCTTCTAAGTATTGCAAAGACCCTAATTATGCTAAAGGATCAAAAAGGAAAAAATAATGGGTGCTCTTAAAGATTGGGTAAAACAAGATTGGGTACGAATAGGTACAGACGGTAAGATTAAAGGTAAATGTGGTACTTCAAAAGATAAGAAAAATCCTGATAGATGTTTACCTAGATCTAAAGCTAACAGCTTATCGCAGTCTCAACGAGCTTCTACTGCTAAGAAAAAGAAAAAAGAAGGTTCAAAAGGTAAAACTTTTGTTTCTAATACCAAGGCGGCAAAAGTTACAAAAATGGCTCTTGGTGGAGAAGTCCCTTCTACTAAGGCCAAAAGACCCTTCAACGGTAAAACAAAAAAAGGCGCTATTGTTGCAAGAGGATGTGGGGTTGTTATGGAAAATAGACGTAAACAAACAAGGGTAAGGACTTAATATGGCAACATCTAATTCCACAAATTTTGAGCTAGATGCCGCAGAATACATAGAAGAAGCTTTTGAAAGATGCGGCTTAGAAGTAAGAACAGGTTATGATTTAACTACAGCTAGAAGATCTTTAAATCTCATGTTTGCAGAGTGGGCAAATAGGGGATTAAATCAGTGGACTATATCTCAAAGAACGCAAGCACTTACGTCAGGAGATCGAGAATATTCTTTAGGAACAGATGTAATTGATGTTCTTAACTTAGTTGTAAGGCGATCTGGTACTGATTTTTCTATGACAAGGATTAGTCGATCAGATGATTTAGCCATACCTAATAAAGCTACCACAGGTAGACCTACTCAATTTTTTCTTGATAGACAGATAACCCCTAATTTAAAAATTTGGCCTACTCCTGAAAACAGCACCGATGTTATTTACTATGATGCTCTTACTAGAATAGAAGATGTTGATTCTCAAACAAATACTATGGACATTCCTTTTAGATTTTATCCGTGTTTGTCGGCAGGTTTAGCGTATTATCTTTCATTAAAAAAAGCTCCTCAAAGAACCCAAATGTTAAAAGCTATTTACGAAGAAGAGTTTGAAAGAGCAATAGGAGAAGATCGAGATAGGTCTAGTTTCACGGTAAGTCCTCAATATTCATATTTAAGGTCTAACTAATGACAAATATAATAGAAACAAAATTTGGAACCTTAGTTAATACTAGTAAGATAGCTTCTGGTAGTGCTTCAACAATAAAAAAGTCTGGAGCTTTTTATAACTTTTCTATTACGTTAAGTAAGGATGATGTTCGTGAATATTCTTTTACAGACAGACAAAGAGCAGAGAATATGAGAAAGATTTTAATTAGTCATTTAGAAGAAAAAATCAAGATGGATTATAAGAAGCATGGCTAAATTTGCTAAAGGAAAACATGCCTATGGAATATCAGATAGATCTGGTATGAGGTATAAATATCGAGATTTAAAAAAAGAATGGAACGGATCTTTAGTAGGACCTGATGAATTTGAAGCTAAACACCCTCAATTAGGTCCTTTTAGAACCGTATCCGATCCAGAAGCTTTACGAGATTCTAGACCTAGTAGAATAGAAAACCCTGTACAAGTTCTTTTAGTTCTTAATCCGTTTACTTCCAACGAGGCGGGGTCTGGTCTTATAACTGTAAGAGAATTTGGTCATGGAAGAACCACCGGAGATACAGTTAGATTTAGGACGGTATATGGCTTTGATGGATTTACAAAAGCTGTTTTAGAGCAAGCTTCAGGATACAGTATTACAGTTGTTAATACAGATAGTTATACATTTACAGCTAATGGAGAAACGGCTACAATAGGTGGTATTGTAGGAGGTGGTGGTCGAGCCACTGCAGGTCCAATCACGGTGAGTGCATGATATGAGTTTTACATTAGCAACATTAAAGACAGCCATACAAGATTATACAGACAATGATGAAACTGTTTTTGTCTCACAACTTAATAATTTTATTAAAGCTGCCGAAGAAAAAATATTCAAAAGTATTGACTTAGATATATTCAGAAAGAATGTAACAAGTGCTGTTACAACATCTGATCCTTATTTAAGTGTTCCTGCTGATTTTTTAAGTTCATTTTCTTTACAAATAACTTCTTCTGGATCCGAAAGTTTTCTTTTGCAGAAGGACGTAAACTTTTTAAGAGAGTATTCTCCTAGTGCATCTACAACAGGATTACCTAAATACTATGCTAAATTTGATGTAAATAATTTTATTTTAGCACCGACTCCAGATGCAAACTACACTGTTGAATTACACTATTATTATAGGCCTGCTAGTTTGACCGCAGGAGCAGACGATGGTACAACTTGGGTTAGTACAAATGCACCTTTTGCATTGCTTTATGGTTCTCTTATAGAGGCATATACATTTATGAAAGGTGAGCCCGACGTAATACAAAACTATGATAAATTGTATATGCAATATATGGAAAGAGTAAAAGACTTTGGAGAAGCAAGAGAAAACACAGATGGCTATAGATCAGGTCTACCATCAAGACCAAGAACATAGGAGTTAAATATGGCAACAGCAAATGCATCAACCAATTACCTAGAGAGAAGATTATTACATTATATCTTTAAGAATAACTCTCTAAGTTTTTCATCCCCTGGGGATAGTATTTATGTAGGATTGGCAACAGCCGTATCTGCCGCTGAAACTGGTACAGTAACAGAAGCGACATTTACAAATTATGCAAGACAACAAGTAACAGCTGCAAACTGGACTACAATAGGTGATGATTCAACAGACACTCAAACTGCTACTAACTCTGGTAACATTGAGTATCCAGCTTCTGGTGGTACAACAGAAACAATAACACATGTGTTTGTAGCAGATGCTTTAACAAGTGGTAATATTTTATTTGTAGGTGAATTAGATGCTAGTAAAGTAATAGCCTCTGGTGATATATTTAGAATTAATGCAGGGAATCTGACAATAGAGTTGAAGTAATGGCACTAGTAATATCAGATAGAGTAAAAGAAACAACCACTACCAGTGGAACGGGCACCTATACACTAGGTGGAGCCGTTACTGGTTTTGAGACTTTTACTGCCAATCTTAGTGATGGAGATACAACATATTATGCTTGTACCGACAACACAGATTTTGAGATTGGTCTTGGGACTTTTACTACTTCTGGTACAACTTTAGCAAGAACAACAATATTAGCCAGTTCTAACTCTGGCAGTGCCGTGAACTGGGCAGCTGGAACCAAAACTATATTTTGCACGTTACCAGCTGCAAAGGCAGTGTTTTTAGATGCAAGTAACGTAACAAATATCAGTAATTTAAAACTAGCCAGTGGTGCAACAGTTACAGCTATTCTTGATGAGGATACATTATCTTCTAACAGCGATACATCTTTAGCAACACAACAATCTATTAAGGCATATGTAGATGCTCAAGTAACTGCACAAGATCTAGACTTTCAAGGTGATACGGGGGGTGCACTAAGTATAGATTTAGATAGTGAGACACTTACTTTAACAGGTGGCACAGGTATTGATACAAGTGGTAGTGGTAATGCTGTTACATTTGCAATAGATTCTACTGTAGCTACATTAACAGGTACACAAACACTTACAAATAAAACACTTACAACTCCTATTATAAGTACTATTAGTAATACAGGAGCATTAACTCTTCCTACTTCAACTGATACTTTAGTAGGTAGAGCAACAACAGATACTTTAACAAACAAAACAATAGACGTAGACAACAACACAGTTTCTAACATTGAAGTAGATAACTTTAAAGCTAGTGCTGTTGTAACTGAAGCAGAAGGTATTGGCTCTAGTGACAATGATACATCATTACCTACATCAGCAGCTGTTAAGGATTATGTAGACACACAAGTAGCAACTGCTAATGAATTATCAGAACTAACAGATACTAACATTACATCACCTGCTGACGGTGCTTTACTCTTTTATGACACAGGTACATCTAAGTGGATAGATAATGTAGTCTCAGGTGATATCACAATAGCTGATACAGGTGTTGCTGCAATCGGTTCAGGTGTTGTTGTTAATGCTGATATCAATGCTAGTGCAGCCATTGATGCTACAAAGATACATGATGGCACAGTAGATAACACAGAGTTTGGATATCTTAATGGTGTTACGTCTGCTATACAAACACAGCTTGATGCAAAACAAGCAAGTGATGCAGAGTTAACTGCTATTGCAGGATTAACTTCAGCGGCAGACAAAGGTATTCAGTTTACTGGTTCAGGCACTGCTGCAACTTATGATTTAACAGCGGCAGGTAAGGCACTATTAGATGATGCAGATGCTTCTGCACAAAGAACAACATTAGGTCTTGGTACAGCAGCCGTAACAAACACTGGTATATCAAGTGGTAATACTTTGGTAGCAGATTCTACTGTAGCAGATGATGATTTTTTAAGAATTAATGGCACAAGTGTAGAGGGTCGCAGTGCTAGTGAGGTATTGAATGATATAGGTGCAACAACATTAACAGAAGCATCTGATGAAGCAACTGCACTTGCGATTGCTCTCGGATAGGAGATAAAGAATGGCAAACACATTTAAATTAGTAAACAACGCATTGATGTCTACAGTTGCAGGTACGACAGATGCTTTGTATACAGTTCCTAGTTCGACAACCACTATAATATTAGGATTGACTCTTTGTAATGTTCATACGGCTCAAGTATCGGCTACTGTTGAAATCGTAGATACAAGTGCAGGTATTACATCAACTGTGATTAAAGATGCTCCTATTCCAGTTGGTGGTAGTTTAGAGATTATGTCTGGTAATAAAATAGTTGTAGAAACAACAGACGTAGTAAAAGTTTCTTCTTCTATAGCTGATAAGATCAGTGCTACTATGAGTATAATGGAGATAACATAATATGCCATATATAGGTAAAAAACCTGCTGACATTATTGCAACTGTTATTGACACAACTACAGGTACGTTTAGTGGTGAGGTTGATGCTGGTTCTCTTGATGTTAGTGGAAACGCTGACATAGATGGAATAACCAACCTAGATAACACTGATATAGACGGAACACTCAACGTACAAGGTGAGACAACATTACAAACTCACCTTAACATGGGTGATAATGATATTATCAAGTTAGGTGACAGTGCTGACCTACAGATTTATCACGATGGTAGCAATAGTATTATTAAAGACAATGGTACTAGTAATATACGAATACAAACAACAGGTAGTTTACAAATAGGAGATGAAGGTTACAACGAAATATTTGCTACTTTTAATGACGATAGTTCAGTAAATCTTTTTTTTGACGGCTCATTAAAATTTAACACCTCCTCAACAGGTATTGATGTAACAGGCACGGCAGTTACAGACGGACTTACAGTAGCTGGGAATGTCAGCATAGACGGCGGTACTATTAAGCTAGATGGTAACTATCCTGTAGGTACAGGGAATGTTGCTTTGGGTAATCAAGCATTAGATGATGCTTCGTTGACTGGTGCTTATAATATTGCAATAGGTAGTAGTGCTCTTACAAGCAATACTTCTGGCAATCGTAATACTGCCGTTGGCCCAGAGTCTTTAGTTGCAAATACTACAGGTACAAGTAACGTAGCTATTGGAAATTACAATGATGGTGGTGGAGACGCTACGTTAGCTTCAAATACAACAGGAAGTTTTAATACAGCTATAGGTGCTTCTTCTTTAACTGCCAACACCACAGCAAATAGTAACACTGCTGTAGGCTATCAAGCAGCGTATAATAATACTACAGGTACTTTGACTGCTATTGGTAGATATGCTTCTAGACAGCAATCAACAGGCACAGCCAATACAACTGTTGGTCTTAGTGCAGGGTATTCAACTACAACAGGTTCATTTAATACAGCAGTTGGTCACGAAGCATTTGCTTCAAGTACTATAGCATTTAACAACACGGCTGTAGGATATCAAGCACTTTCTTCCAATACCACAGCATCTAGCAACACAGCATTAGGTTATCAAGCTGCACTTAACAATACTACTGGTGCAGATAATGTGGCTCTTGGAAGAATGTCATTACATACTTCTTCTACTGGTGGTAATAATGTGGCTATTGGTGGTAGAACTTTATACACAGCAAATGGTGCAAGTAATAATGTAGCTATTGGTGTTGAATCTCAGAGATTTACAACAACTGGTGGAACAAATACTTCTGTTGGAACTTACTCTCTTTACTCCAACACAACATCATCTAACAACACAGCAGTGGGTTTTCAAGCAGGGTATAGTAATACTGGTAGTGGTGCAATTACAGCATTTGGCTATCAAGCTGGCTACTCAAATACGAGTGGTGTTGCAAACATTGCGATTGGTCGTGAGGCTTTTAAAGCAAACACCACTGGCTATTATAACATTGCCATTGGTTCTTATTTTGATAGTGGTGGTTCTGCGGCTCTTATTTCTAATACATCGGGTGCTCGTAATATTGGCATTGGTTCTTCGGCATTACGAGATAATACAACAGCGAGTGATAATATTGCGTTAGGTTATGGTGCTTTAAGAGATAACTCCACAGGTGGTCAAAACACAGCATTAGGCAGTCAAGCACTCTTAGTGAACACCACCGCATCCTACAACACTGCTGTGGGTTTTTTAGCTGGTGAAGATAACACTACTGGCACACTTACTGCTGTTGGAGCTTATGCTCTAGGGAATAATACTACAGGTATATCTAATGTGGCTGTTGGTGGATATGATGGCACTACACCTTCTGCACTAAGAGAAAATACAACAGGTGGTCGAAATACGGCTGTGGGGGTTGGGGCATTACAAGCAAACACCACAGCAAATCAAAATACAGCAGTGGGTTTTCAAGCAGGGTATTCTAATACTACCTCTGGAGATAATACATACATAGGTTGGCAAGCAGGAAGACAAAGAACTGGTAGTGGCAATACTTGTGTTGGACAATATTCTGGTCGTGATGGCACTACAGGTGCAGATAATACATTAATCGGTAGAAATGCAGGGTATGGAATAACAACAGGAAGTTATAACACTGTTGTAGGTATATATAATGGCAATCAAGATGGCTTAGACATAAGGACATCAAGCAATAACGTTGTGTTAGCAGATGGTGCCGGTAATGTGAAATGGTATATTGACAGTGAAGGGTCTGCTTACATAAATACTACATCTAATTCAGGTTATTCTCAAACTTCTGGTAACGGAAACTTTGCTTACAGAAATGACACGGGCAGTGCTGGTGGCTCTTTTGTTCTTGCAAACAACGCCGACAGAGGTTGGTCTATGATGTATGCGAACAAGTTTGCATATTCCTCTGGAGATGACCGAAGACTCATTAACTGGTATGTCAATGGCGTTTCCTTATGTAATATCCAGCTTAATACTGCGGGAACTGCGGTTGAGTATCAAACAACTTCTGACCGCCGCTTAAAAGAAAACATTCAAGACCTTACTGGTGGCATTGAAGCGGTTAAGCAGTTGCGACCAAGGTCATTTGAATGGGTGACAAGCGAAGATAACACCTTTCCATCGCAAGGGTTTATTGCAGACGAGGCTGATGGAATTGTGCCTGAAGCAGTGACAGGAACAACAAACGCAGTAGATGATGACGGGAATCCTGTCTATCAAACTATGGAATACTCCAAACTTGTCCCTGTGTTAACCGCTGCGTTAAAAGAAGCAATAACTAAAATTGAGACATTAGAAACCGCTAATACAGCATTAGAAGCACGACTAAGTGCATTAGAAAATGGCTAATAACTAAAAAGGAGAATAAAAATGCCAGACATAGAAAAAACAGCAGAAGAAATAGCACAAGACTACACAGCTATGGGTCACTCAGTAGACCTTATCAATGCTATCATTGCAGGTACAGCAATGGCAGATGATACAGCTGAAGAGAAACAAGACTGTGTTGATAGGAACGTAGCACACTTAGAGATTATGGTTGCTAAGGACTATTGGACAGATGAAGATATGACAGCAGTTAATGCTGCAATCACAGCAGGTCAAGGGTATACTGCTTAGGAGCAATACATGACAAGAGCAAAAGATGTATCTAAGATAACCACTGATGCAAACTTCAGTGGTACTCTTGATGTAACGGGTGCAACAACATTATCAAATAACCTGTCAGTAGATGGTGGTACTATTAAGCTGGATGGTAACTATCCAACTGGTTCAAACAACGTGGCTTTGGGTAATGCTTCTTTAGATAGCTTAACAACTGGTAATAACAATACTGCAATAGGTAATTCAGCATTAACAGCAAATACAGAGGGCTTGAGCAATACTGCAATAGGTGAAGGTAGTTTAGATTCAAATACTACAGCATCTAACAATACAGCAGTTGGAAGACTAACATTAGAAGCAAATACCACTGGTGCTACAAATACTGCTGTTGGAGGTTTTGCTTTAAGAGAAAACACTACAGCATCAAACAACACAGCAGTGGGTTATAGTTCTTTATATTCAAATACTACTGGTTCCCAATTAACTGCATTAGGCAGATTAGCATTATATGCTAATACTACAGGTGTTTACAATATAGCCATTGGTAGTGATGCCATGTTTACAAATACTACAGGTGGTTACAATGCGTCTATTGGTACATACTCAATGTATAGCAATAGCACTGGTAATAGTAATAATGCTTTAGGTTATTTTTCATTATATTCAAACACCACAGCATCTGGTAACGTGGCAGTTGGTCACGAAGCTATGAGATTAAATACTAGTGGAGCGTCAAACATTGGTCTTGGTTATCAAGCACTTCGTTCTAACACCACAGCGTCTAACAACACAGCAGTGGGATATCAATCGCTTTATTCAACCACCACAGCAGGTCAAAACACAACGATTGGTTATAGGGCAGGATTTAGTAATACGACTGGTGCATATAATGTATTTTTAGGGTATGAAGCAGGTAACGATGGTACTCAATCGGCTAGAAACACCTTTGTTGGATATAGAGCAGGGGAAAATATTACAACAGGTATTTGTAATGTGTTCGTTGGTGGTACAGATACGTCACAAAATGGTAGTGGTAGCTTAATTACTACTGGTTCTAAACATAGTATTCTTGGTAGCTTTGACGGTAATCAAGGTGGTTTGGATATAAGAACAGCAAGCAATCACATTGTATTATCAGATGGTGATGGTAATCCGAGAGGTATATTTGATAATAGTGGCAACTTCTTGGTGGGCAAGGCTTCTACTGATATTACTGTTGAGGGTGTGGTAATTAAACCAACTGATACTGGTGGTGGTATGTTATTTGCTACATCGTCAGGAGAAAGGGTTGCAATTCTAAATAGAAATACTAGTGATGGTAGTATTTTAGAGTTTCGCAAAGACAACACTGTTGTGGGAAGTATTGGTTCAGCATCTGGTGATTTACATATAGGCACTGGAGACGCAGGACTTCGTTTCTATGATGCTGGTCCTGCAATTTATCCAAGAGATACTTCAGGAAATGACGAAGATGGAACTGTGGATTTAGGACTTTCAAGTGCAAGGTTCAAAGACCTCTACCTATCAGGTGGTGTATACTTAGGTGGCACTGGTTCGGCTAATAAGTTGGATGACTATGAAGAGGGAACTTGGACACCGACATATACATCAACTGGTGCTAGTTTTTCATACAACAATCAATTTGGTTATTATACTAAAATTGGTTCTTTTGTTCATGCACAATTTTATTTACTCGCATCAATATCTGGAACAACTAGTAATTTAGTTAATGTAACAAATCTTCCTTTTGTTTCAGCTAATTTAAGTTCTGTAGCTGAAAGTGCTGGTTCTGTTTGGTTTAGTGGAACAGATAATATTACACCCTTAATAAACAATAATTCTAGCATAATAATTTTTTATAAAAATGGTTCAACATCAGTTTTACTTGGTGCAGACATGAACAATAAATATTTAGTTGGCTCTGTTTTTTATAGAGCATCATAACCCTATTGGACATAGGGTAGTCAGTCCATTAACCAAAAGGAGATAAAAATGGCATTAACAGAAGAGACAATACAAGACAAAATAGAAATCGTAGGTGAGTTCAAGCACGTTCAAGTAAGAACTGCGACAGTCATCAAGAGAGATGGCACAGAGATAAGTCGTAGCTTCTCAAGGCACGTTGTAGCACCTGATATAAGTGCAGATGACTTAGCCAATGAGAGTGCAGAAGTACAAGCAATATGCAATGCAGTCCATACAGAAGCAATCAAGACAGCATATGCAACACACCTGGAGAATCAAGAGGTATAATTAATGGCATACATAGGAGTATCTCCTTCCAACGGAGTTAGACAAAAACATACCTATACTGCTACTGCTTCACAGACAACATTCAGTGGAGCGGGGGCCGAGGGCGTTTCTTTAAGCTACAGAGATAGCAACTACGTTGATGTATATAGAAATGGTGTAAAGCTAGGTGACGCAGATTATACTGCCACTAGTGGTACATCTATTGTACTAGGAGAAGGTGCTGCTGTTAGTGATATCATTGAGATTATTGTTTACGATGTATTTTCTGTAGCTGATACAGTAAGCAAGGCAGATGGTGGCGCGTTTGATGGTAACGTCACAATGGCTGGTACACTTGCAGTTACAGGTGAGACTACTCTAAGTACACACCTTAACATGGGTGACAATGATATCATTAAGTTAGGTGACAGTGCTGATTTACAGATTTATCATGATGGGTCTGCAAGTTATGTAAGAGATTCTGGAACAGGTGGTTTAAGACTTCAAGCGGCATCAGATATACGCTTCGTAGGCAACAATACTGGCGAAAACATGCTTATTGCCACAGAGAATAGCTCAGTTGACCTATATTACGACAACAGCAAGAAACTAGCCACCACCGCAACAGGCATTGACGTAACAGGTACAGTGACAGCAGGTGGGTTGACTGTTAATGGAACTAGTAATGTAGTAGCTGACTTTAATACTACAAATTCTAATGCCGATATAACATTAGATAATACATCATATGGTGTTAGACTTAGGACAAATAATGCAGGTGGATTTTCTGTTATGCCTGCCGATACTACATATTTAAATGTTGGAAGCAACGGAGACATCAGCTTCTACGAAGACACAGGCACAACACCAAAGCTATTTTGGGATGCTAGTGCTGAGAGTTTGGGCATTGGTACTAGTAGTCCTGCAACAAAGATTAGTGTTCAGAATGATTCTGATACTGACTATAACCCATCTACTGCGGCATTTAATGCAATAGCTACCCTTACAAACAGCACTTCTGGGGCATTAAATAACGCACTATTGGCATTTACCACAGAATCTAATGGCGAATGGTACATAGGTGGCGTTCAAAACTCTGGAAATACTGCCTCTGATTTTGTATTTGCGTCTAGGGCTAGTGGTGCAAGAGCAGAACGTGTGCGTATAGACAGCAGTGGCAATGTTGGTATTGGTACTGATAGTCCTGATGGATTATTGACGTTACCCGTAGCAAACTCAACCACACCAAGACTACGTTTTCAACATCCAACAAATAATGCTGATGCTACTATTGACACTTACTACGATGGCAGTGGAACTTATTTAACTATTGGTACAAACGTATATCAAGGAAGCAGTGCTACACTTACAAAATTTGATTCAGCAAAAGGTGCTGGATTAACATATTATGACTCTAGTGGTCAAATTCTTTTTTTTAATGGCGGTGGTGGTGCTTCAATTTCAGAACGTATGCGTATAGACCTCAGTGGTAGATTTCTATTAGGCACAGGTGCTGCTATTGCCAATGCAGGTAATGCTATTTTTCAATCAAGTCAACAAAATAACAACTGGACTTCATACATAGAAAACTATATAAGTTCTGGCAATGTATATGGTCAACTGATTAGATTTCCGGGACAGTCACCAGACAATAACACTTCAGCATTTTTAGCGTGTCAAGATGGTTCTGGAACTGTTAGACTTTATGTGTACAGTGATGGTGATGTTGCAAACCACGATAATTCGTATGGTGCTATTTCTGATGAAAAACTTAAAGAGCAAATCACAGATGCTTCATCACAATGGGAAGATGTAAAGGCACTTAGAGTTCGTAAATTTAAATTGAAAGAAGATGTATCTACTAAAGGTGATAGTGATAATTTATGGAGGTTGGGTGTTGTAGCTCAAGAAGTTGAAACAGCAGGAATGAATGGTCTTGTAAAAGATAATCCTGATTTAATTGAAAATGAAAATGGACAACTTGTAGCGGGAAATACAACAACTAAATCAGTCAAATATTCAATACTCTACATGAAAGCAGTTAAAGCGTTACAAGAAGCTATGACAAGAATAGAAACACTTGAAACAGCTAATACAGCATTAGAAGCTAGAATAGTAGCATTGGAGAATGCAGAATGACAAGAGCAAAAGACATATCCAAGATAGTCACTGATGCAGACCTCAGTGGTACTCTTGATGTAACAGGTACAGTGACGGCAGGTGCAGTGGCTGTTGAAGGTGCGTCAGGAGCACAAATAACTATAACTGACAATTCACCAAGCACTGTTTCTTTGTTTATGGGAGCAGGAAATTCAAGTGTTAGTATAGGCTCAACAACATCAGACCCTGTTACATTTCTTACTGCTAACACAGAACGTATGCGTATCGACAGCAGTGGCAATGTTGCTATTGGTACTACTGCACCCCAATCAAAATTAGACATAGCTTCAGGCAATATTACAATTTCAAGTAATGCAAACACCCCACATGTTAACTTTGTAGATAACACAACAAGGACACAATCACTGGCACGAATTACTATGGACCAAGTAAGTGGAACTGCTGGTACTTTGGTATTTAGCACAACCACTGGTGGTACTTTATCAACCCGTATGATAATAGACAGCAATGGTTCAATTACAAGTACAGCAGCCTCTGGGAATATGGCTAGTTTTAGTAGTACAACCAATGCAGTAGAATTTAAAATATTAAGTCCAACAGCAAATGTTGTTCGTTTAGATACAGGAACAAGTGATGTATTAGCTTTTGCTCCTGCAGGAACAGAACGTATGCGTATAACCTCAGATGGTGACTTGCTTTTACAAAAAACTAGTGCAACAACTTCTGGTGCTGGTACATTTTTTGAAGTTCCGACAACCCCAACAACAATGCCTGTTTATTTGCATTTCTGTAAAACATTTAGTGGAATAAGAGATGCAATAGATTTTAATCATAATGGTACAAAAGTTGGTGGAATAACATTTGACAATACTAGTACAACATATGGAACTTCATCCGACTACAGACTAAAAGAAAATGTAACAGCAGATTGGGATGCAACAACTAGATTAAAGCAACTTAATCCAGTTCGTTTTAACTTCATAGCAGATGCAGATACAACAGTAGATGGTTTCTTAGCACATGAGGTGCAGTCAGTTGTACCTGAAGCAATTAGTGGCACACACAATGAAGTAGATGCTGATGGCAACCCTGTCTATCAAGGTATAGACCAAAGTAAACTTGTACCTTTACTCGTAAAGACAATACAAGAATTAGAAGCACGAATAACAGCCTTAGAAAATGGAGAATAAAATGGCAGTAACTTGGACAATCGCAAATATGGAAAGAGACTTAGTGCAGGGAGATAACACAGATATTGTGACTATCTTGCACTGGAGAGCATCTGATGAAGACTCAGATGGTAACACAGGGTCAGCTTATGGCACAGTCGGTGTAACACTTGTAGGTACACCAACACCATACGCAGATATCACAGAGACACAAGCTATTGGATGGGCTAAAGATGCACTTGGTGCAGATCAAGTTACATCAATAGAAGATGGTATAGCTGCTCAGATAGCTGCAAAAGCTAACCCAACAACAGCAAGTGGAGTAACTTGGTAATGACTGAACAAAAAACAAACGTAATCACTATTGATGGTAAAGAGTATAATCAAGAGGATTTATCTCAAGACCAAAACTATTTTATCAATCAGATAAAAGACTTACAGGCTAAAGCTGCAAACTTAAAGTTTCAACTTGACCAAGTAACTGTAGCACAAAATGCTTTTACTAATTCGTTAATACAATCTGTAAAGGGAAGCGAAGAAGAAGATGAAACAAACAAAGCTAGTGCAGCAGATGAAGATGCAGCCTGAGTTGAAGGTACAAATGGAATTGGATGCACACGAGAAAGAGTGTGCCATCCGATACCAAACCGTCAACGATAAGCTCTGTACTCTAGACAAAAGAATGTGGCGAATAGAAGCTATGTCTATGGTGGGTACACTTGGGGTGGTGGCTTTGGTTGTAGCAATAGTGATGAAGTAATAGGAATATAGAGTATGGCAGAACAAGATTTAAAAGGAAAAACTGGAAAAGAACTACAGGAAGCCATTCTTCAAGAGCAGGCAGGACAGGCTGAACAACAAGCTCTTGATCCATCTCAAAAATTAGACCTAGAAAAAAAGGAAGTTAAGCAAGAAGAACTCTTAGATTCTACTGCTTACGACTTGCCTGAGACAACTATACAGCCTTCTAAACAATTAGATATTAAAGATTTCCAACAACAATCTCCTGAAAAGACTGCAGCACCAACTTATGACGCCACAAAAGTGGGCAACATAGGTGAGATGAAACAAGTAAAAGGAGAGGTATCCGATAAAGCTGTGATGGATGCCGCACAGGGTTCACTATCTGAAGGTGCTTTAGCTACTGCGGCCACAGAAGAATTGGATGCTAGAGCTACTGTAAAATATCAGATGGCTGAGTTATTTAAAAGTATAGAAGAAGGATCAGAATTACCCCCGTGGGCATCTCCTGCTGTACGTAAAGTATCGGCGATTATGGCTCAACGAGGACTAGGTTCTTCTAGCATGGCTGCATCAGCGATAACACAAGCTGTGTATGAAGCAGGCATACCTATCGCTATACAAGATGCAAATAAGTACGGTGCAATACAGTTACAAAATTTGAATAACAGACAACAGGCTGCATTACAAAATGCAACAGCCACTGCTTCTATGGATATGGCTAATCT